TCAGGGCGCGATCATCCCGTGAACGCGCAACATGGCCAGAATGTCGCCGATGGTAGAGCGGGCCTCCAGGTCAATCACCGTCCCGCCCGCCGGCGCCGAAATCGCGTCCTGGCGCGCGCCGACCACCCGTTCATCCTCGACGTAGAGGCCGTCGCCCCGGACCGCATCGTTTCGCCACCCGGCGCCATCATGGCGCATGGCATGTCCGCGATCGGCGACATCGAGGGCAAGCCCGGCGCGCGGCGGCAGGAACCGCCATCCCCCGCCGGTCCACACGGCGACCGCGCCGGCCTGCCCCGCCCACGCGCCGCTCGCGCTTGCCGCCACGATCCAGCATTGCCCGGCCAGCGGCGCGACCGGCGGCGCGTTCAGGTCGGCGCTCTCCGCCCGCCCGTGCAGCAGCGCGTCGATCAGCACCAGCGCCTCATTGTGAAAAATCTCCTTCTGCGCCTGCCCGGCGAACAGCAGCGGCAGCGCCCAGCGCGGGGTCATGTCCATCGTCGTCTCCTCTTATATCGTGATCGTCATCCGCGCGGGCCGGCCGGTGGTATGCGTGCCGATCTGCGCCACCTCGACCGTCAGGGTCGCGCCAGCCGTGCCGTCCGCCGCAATCATCGCCGCGTCATAGGTCCAGTCCGCCGCGCCCAGCTCGACGCCGCGCACCAGCGCCGCGCCGTCCAGCAGCCGCACCGCATAGCGCTCGCTCTCCTCGGCCAGCAGCACGTCGCCGCCGCTGCTCCAGCGCCATCCCGCCCGGCTCCGCCGCACCCAGCGCAACGCCACGCCGCCATCCTGCGCCGCGCCCCGCAAATGCACCGGCGCGGGCGGGATCAGCGCCTCGCCCCGGATCGTCAGCGCGGCCTCCACCGGCGCGCTATCGCCCAGCCCCACCGCCGCGATCCGCAGCCCCGCGCCCGGCTCCCCGCTCATCCCCAGCGCGACCAGCGGCTGCGCCAGCCGCGCCTCCTCGATCATCAGGAACGGCTCGCCCCCCGCATGATCCGCCATCGCCCATTCGGTGCCGCGCAGCCCGCGCCGCAGCCCGCTGAGCCGCCAGTCCGTCGGACCGATCCGCTCCGCCCGCTCGAACTGGATCAGCTCGCCCCCCACCAGACAGAGGTTCCGCCCCTGCCCGATTGCCGCTTCGTCGGCATCGCTCAGCAGCATGTCGTCCGCCAGCAGCGTCACCGAGAGCGCCGCGCGCCGGTCCACCAGCGTCGCGTCCCCCGGCGGCAACGCCGCGTCCGCCGCGCCCATCACCGCGCGCAACCCGCTGCGGCCGGCCGGCACCGCCTCGCCGCTCTCCCCCATCAGGAACAGCGCCGCGCTGCGCCATCCCGCCCCGCCGCTCGCCGCGACGACAAGCAGCGGCGCACCCGCCACCCCGTCGCGCAGCGGCGGCAGGTCGACCAGCATCAGCGCCGTCTCGCCATGCGGCGCATCGGGTTGCCGCACGATCGCGCCCGATGACGCACCCGCCGGCGCAGCGCCACCCGCGCCCGGCACCCGCCGCAACGCCAGGCGCACCGCCATCGCCTCCCACTCGCGCTCCTCGATCCGCCACAGCCCGGCCACGCCCGCGACCGTCACCATGTCGCCCGGCAGCAAGCCCAGCGCCTCCCAGCCGCAGCGCAGCGTCATCGTCGCCCGCCCCGCCCAGGCCGCACCCAGCCGCGCCGCCGCCATCGCGCGCGCCGCGTCCGCGGTCAGCGCGGCGGGCAGGTCGATCCCCTGCTCCTGCCGCCCCGGTCCCGGCCGCACCACCCGCTGCACCCCGGCCTGATAGTCGCGCGCGGCGTCATGATGGCGCAGGCTCAAGGCCACCGGCACCCCGTCCGCCGCCCCGCCCGACTGCGCCACCGCATCGACCGCGCGCCCGTTCACCCGGCGCGCCAGCGCGTCCTTACCGACCGCCGCCGCCGCGCCGCCCGCCGCGACCAGCGCCAGGCCCGTCGCCTCGGCCCGCAGCGCCAGCCCCCGCGCCGCCACCAGCGGCGACAGCGCCGCCGCCACGTCCGCGCCATCGGCGGCATAGCCATCGACTGCGCCCAATCCCGCGCCGGCGATCCGCCCGCCGCTTAGGTTCGCCGCGACCGCCGCGATCCCGACCGCGCCGTCATCCGCCTCCACCTCGAAGGTCAGCGAGGGGATGCGGTTGCCATAATCGGCCAGCGCCAGATCCTCGAACACCACATAGGCAATGCCGCGATGCGCCGGCGTCAGGCCGATCCCTTCCGCCGCCGCGATCAGCGGATCGACCGGCTGATCCTCGCCCCCGCCATGCACGCGGAAGCCGCCCAGTTCCGTCTTGAAATCCCCCGCCGCCCCGCGCAGCAGATTGCCGTCGGCCCAGATGCGCCCGATCCCCCGGATCGCCCGCGCCGACAGTGCCACCGCGAAACTCGCGCTATAAGCATAAGTCGTGACGCTCGGCCGCCCCTTGCCGCCACCCTGCCGCTCGCGCGTCTCCTGCAAATCGGTGGCCCAGATCACCGTCCCCGCCACCCGCATCCTGCCGAACAGCCGCGGCACCTGCGCGCCATAGCTGGACGTCTGCACCTGCAATTCCTTGAGCCGCGCGCCCTCCCGCCCCTTGGGCCGGAACAGCACTTCGCGGTCGATGACATTGCCGACCAGCGCGCCGATCGCGCCGCCGATCGGCCCGCCCAGCACATTGCCCACCGCGCTCAGCACCATCGTCGCCATATCGACTATCCCCTCCAAAAATCCGTCCGCTTCGAGCCTGTCGAGAAGCCTGTCGCGCCTACACCCGCCACCATGACAGCAGCGGCCAGGGCGACCCGCCCGGCATCTCCACCACCCGCCGCAACCCGGCATGGGCGTGGACGAAGCCGCCCGGACAAGCGATCATCAGATGCAGCTGCATCGGCCCCGGCCGCACCAGCGCCACGTCGCCCGCGCGCCCGTTCTCGATCCTCCGCAGCCCCGCCGCCCGCAACGCCGCGTCGGCCCGCGCCACGTCCCCGCTGCGCAAGCCATAGCCGCGTGGGCCGTCCCGCCCGGTCGCCAGCGCCACCAGCCCCACGCAATCCAGCCCGTCCATCCCCCGCCCGTGCAGGCGAAAAGGCACGCCGACGCACGCCCGCGCCCGCGCCACCACCTGCGCGCCCATCATGCGCCAGGGTAGCGGGTCAGAAGGTCCATGCCCGGCAGATAGGGTTCGCCACGAAAATTGACGGCATTGCCGAACCTTGCCGCGCAGGTCGCCAGCTGCCGGTCGCACCCTTGCGTCAGCAGCGCCAGCGTCCCTGCCGCCACCGCAAAGGCCGGCGGATCGGTCAGCGTCACGCCATCGGCATCATTGTCCGCCACCGCCTGCATCAGCCCGCAATTCGCCCCGCTCAGCCAGCGCAACGTGCCGAACGCATAAGCCCCCGGCTCCAGCCCGCCGATGGCGACGGCCGCCTCCTCGACCGCCGCCACCGTCACCACCCGCCGCCTGGGCGCCATATCCACCCGGCACGCCCCGTCGCCCAGCCGCGCCCGGCAATCGGGCGACGTGGAGGGCGCGACCGGCTCACCCAGCACCGCCGCCGCGCCGATCAACTCGGCCGTGAAGGCCGCCCCCGTCCGCGCCACCGCGCCGATCTCGCCCCGCGCCAGCAGCAGCCACAGGTCGCCCGGCGACTCCCATTGCGTCAGCCGCAACTCCAGGCTCGCCCCGTCCCAGCGCCCCGCCATCAAATCGCGCTCGGTCAGCGCGTCGCTCGACAGCGCGCCCGCCACATCGCTGTCCTCGCCGTCCAGGCCGATGCCGCTGCGCACCGCCGATGGCGTCATCCCCGGCGCGGCGCGATAGACAAGGCCGCCGATCGCCAGATCGCGATCATGGCTAGTGAGGCCGATCGCCACCCCGTCCCGCCGCTCGATCCGCCAGCAGAAGGCGAGCGTCGAGAGCGGCTGCGCCAAAGTCTCCACCCTGCTCATTCGCGTATCTCCACCAGCGGCACGGACGGCGCTTCCCCGGCGGCAAAGGTCGCGCGGTTGATCTCCAGCCGGTCCTCGGCAAAGCGCACCGGCACGTCGAAGCGATAGCCTGCGGTCAGCGCCACGCCCTCCGCCGGCGCGGTGTCGAAGGCGATGATGCCAAGGCCCGCATGGACCCAGCCGCCGGTCATCTCGACGCCATCGGCGGCCACGCGGATGCTGCCCGCCACCGGCCGCGTAATCCGCCGCCCCTGCGCGTCCTCGCCCGGGCCATAATATCGCATCAGCGGAAACTCGGCGCTCACCCCGTCGCCGGTCCCCAGCCGCTGGTCGATCGGCGAAGGCGCAGCCCCTGCCGCGCCGCTGCGATCGTCATAGGGATCGGTGAAGCGGAACCCCCGGGCCGCGCCCCTGCGCGCCCGGAAAAAGTCGATCAGCACCCCCATGTCCGCCTCGGACCGCACTCCCGGCCCGGCGTCGAAGGACAGGCGCGCGTCGGCCCAGTCGCTGCTGCGCCGTTCATGCCCCGACGGGCTTTCGACGATCTGCGTCGAAAAGGCCGGGCTGATGCTCGCTTCCCGCCCGATGCTCAAGGGAAACGGCACATCGTCAAAGGCTTGCACATCATCCTCCCCATCCAGTCTGAAACAGGTAAAGCCGTCGCGGCACACTTGCGGCAGCGCCCAGATGAAGGTCGCCGCCGTCCCGCGCGCGACCGCCGCCTGCGCCGCGTCCGCGATCCTGCGCCATTGACCCGCCTGCTCGGGCAGCAACACGAAGCCCGCCAGATAATGCTGCTCGTCGATTGGGTAGCCCAGCCGCGCCGTCGCCAGTTCGACGCCCCGCGCCGTCAGGGTCCGCCGCCCCTCCGTCACCCAGTCATAATCCTCCAGCTGCAACACGTCGAAAGCGGGGTGCGCCCAGCCGACCGGCATGTTCGCGCGCTTGGCGTCGGGCGCGCGCGGGTCGAGGATCGTCGGCAGATAGGCGAGAAGATGCGTCACCGCATCGGGCGCGATCCCCTTCACATGCGCGCACAGCGCCGCCGTCGACGCCGCCAGCAACGCCCCCGCCGCATCCAGCAAGTCGCGCTGGCCCGCGTCCAGATCACCCCACACACTCGGGATCGACACCGGGCTTCCCCCCAGCGCCGCCCGCGCCGCGTCATCATAGAGGCAGATGCGGCCGTCCCCCGGCATCACCCACCACCAGGGTTCGCCGACCTGAAACAGGATCGGCAAGCCTGCCTCCAACCCGATGGAAACAAAGGCGCCCGCCACCTGCCGCAAATAGCCCATCGCCCCTTCATGCGCAGGCGACAGCAGGGTCGATGGCGGCACCCATCCGGTCAGCGCCGGCGCGCCATCCTCCGCCCGCTGCTTCCAGTCGCCCCAGCAATGCGCGTCGAACAATTCGTAGGACAGCGACCAGATGACCCCCATCCCCATCGCCTTCGCGCGCGCCGCGAAATCCCGATGCCACGCCGCGCACGGCGCATTGAGCGCCCCGCCCGTCAGGCTCACATAAAGCCCATCCCCCAGCCGTTCGAGCCGGAAATAATGGCTCATCCCCACATAATGGTTGATCGCCCCGCGATAGCCGAGCGCATGGATTGCCTCGACCACCCGCTGCGGCGTCTGGTTGAAGCAGTCGTCATAGCCCGTCGCCATCGACAGCCCATGTTCGGGCAGCATGACGTCGCCCACCGCGATCACCGATCCCGCCCCGTCGCAACGGATGTCGCTCAGTTCCGCCCAGCCCTCGACTGCCGCTGGAAAGGGCGTCGTCCCCTCGTCATAATCGGGCGGCACCAGCGAGATGAACATCCGGTCGATGTCCCCCGCCCACACCGGATCGGCATCCTCCGGCAGGTGATATCCGCCCACCAGCGCCGCAAAATCCAGCGTGATGACAGCATCTTCCGGCCCGCCGCTCGCATGGTTCCACAAGCGCACATACCAGGCGCGCGCCGCCCCGCTCTCGTCCCGCCCCTCGATCGTCAGCGTCGGCCCATGCGTCTCGTCCAGCCTGCGCAATCCCCCCGACCGCCAGCGGAACGATAGCACGCACGTCCGAAAATCCCGCGCCGTCTCATAGGCGAGAAGCGGATGGCTCCATTTGTCCTCCGCCTCCCAGATCAGCCCGGCGAGATCGCCCGACCCATGGAACACCGCATCCACCCGCACGCCCTGTCCTGAGCCTGTCGAAGGGGCATCCGGCGCGGTCGTCACCACCCCCGCCATCATCGGCCGGGGGAAGTTGACGGTCCAGTGCGTCGCGGCAAAGCGCTTCATGAACCGCGTCTCCTGCCCCCGCCGCGCGTCCGCCAGCCAATAGTTCAACCCGCTCATCGCTCCAGCGCCCCCTTCACCGCCCGCGCCACCTGCCGCGCGCTGCGCGCCAGCAGCCGCGCTTCGCCCGCGTCGCCGCCGCCATTCACCGCGATCCGCACCCGCACGTCCCGGCCAGCGCTCGCTCCACCGGGCACCACCTGCCCGCTCGTCGTCGGCACGAACATCTCCGGCCCGCGCTCGCCCACCAGATAGGCGCGCCCCGGCGCCACCGGCCCGCCCGTCGCCCGCCCCGGCAGGCCCAGCGCAGCCGTGAGCAGCGAGGTGCCCAGGGTCAGCAGCCCGCCACCCCCCGCGCCGCCGCCGACCGCCCCCTGCAAGGCGCTCCCCGCGATCGCATCCATGACGCTCAGCGCCATCCGCCGCAGATCCTCGAACCCGAACTTGCCGGTCCGCACCGCGCGCAGCAGCCCCTGCTCGATGCGCAGCCCCGCCCGTTCCGCGCCTGCGGCCAGCGGCCCTTCCATGCCGCTGCGCATCGCCTCCACGTCGCGCGACAGGCCGGCGGTGTCCGCCCGCACCCGCACCACCAGAGTCTCGATCTCCTCGTCCATGTCCTTCCCCCAAAAAATCCTCCCCTTGCAGGGGAGGTGGCTGGCCAAAGGCCAGACGGAGGGGTGTCACCCTCTCGACGGCATGACACCCCTCCGTCACGCGCTTCGCGCGCGCCACCTCCCCTGCAAGGGGAGGATGCAACCGCCGCTCAATCCGGCATCGCCGCCAGCAACCGCGCCAGTTCCACCCCGTCCACGCCGCCCGCGCCACCCGCTTCCTCGCCCCGCGCCGCGCGCAGCACGCTCGCCAGGTCCGCCGGGGTCGCGCGCCAGAACTCGTCCGGCCGCCAGCCGAGCAGCCACCCCGCCACCCCGGCCAGCGCCGCCGCCCGATCGGCAAAGCGCGTCATTTTCCCGCCAATATCTGCTGCAACACGGCTTTGAGCACCGGCGTCACCTTCGCCAGACCCAGCGCGATCACCGCCTCGCCCAGCGCCTCGCGCGTCAGCGCCCGCCGGTCGACCAGGCAATGCCAGAACAGCCCCACCAGATCGGCCAACGACAATTTGCCGTCCGCCGCCCGCTCCACCAGCGCGAACAGCGGCCCCAGTTCCGCCTCCGCCGCCACCAGCGCCGCAAAACTCGGCCGCAATGTCAGCAGGTCGCCGCCGACCGGCAGCGCCGCCTCCCCCCGCGCGGGGTTCGCATCCCCGCTCACAGGCTCACCACCGCGCCGGAGCTTTCCAGGCTCAGCGCATAGTTGCGCTCGCCATTATAATCGCCGGCATAGTCGAGCCGGGTGACGAGAAACCTGCCCCGCATCCGCTCCCCGCTCTCGAAACTCAGCTCATAGCTTTCGATCGTGCCCGACAGCGCATGGTTGCGGATGCGCACCTCCGCCGCCGATCCGGTGAAGAGGCCCGCCGCCGACACGCTGACCGACCGCACGCCCGCACCCGACAGCAATTCGCGCCACCCGCCCGAATCCTTGCTGGTGATGTTCACCGCCTCGCCGTTGACGGACAGTTGCGTGGTGCGCATCCCGGCCACCGTCGCATATGTTGCGGGCGTATTTCCGTCGCCCACCTTCAGCAAAAATGCACTTCCCTTTTCGACGCCCATGGCGCATCCTTTCTTCAGCTAAACCGTGCAAAATGCAGGATATGGAGAGGTTTCGATGATCGTATCTTCCGCGCTCGTCCTGATGCTCGCCGGCGCTCCCGCGGCGGATTCCGTGGGCGCAGGCCGCAAGGATTTTTCCAAATGCCTCGCCGCGCAGATGCAGCCCGCACTGGACAAGAAGCTGACCGCCGGCGATTTCCAGAACGCGATCAAGAAGGCCTGCGCCGACAAGGAAGCCGCCTTCCGCGCCGCCATCCTCGCCCAGGCGAAGGCGGACAAGATGTCCGACAAGGACGCGCAGGCCGACGCCGACGACCAGGTCGCCGAATATGTCGACAAGATCACGTCCGAATATGAGGAAAATGGCCGCCCGGGCTGAGCCGGGCGACTGCGCCCATCCTCCCCTTGCAGGGGAGGTGGCACGGCGAAGCCGTGGCGGAGGGGTGTCCCCCTCCCGCCGAAGCGCATCCTCCCTTCGCCGCCCCCGATCCAGACCCGGGACGGGAGAGAAGCGCCGGCCGCTACCCCTCGCGCACCGCCCGCACGCGCCAGTCGATCGTCGCGCGCCACCCCGCGCCCTCGCCTGACCCGCGCGCCGCCGGCGCCACCCGCGACCGCGCCAGCCGCGCGCTCACGATCCGCCACCCGTCCGCCGCCTCCGCCGCGTCCAGCGCCGGCCCGACCCGCGCCATCATCGCCGCCAGCCGCGCCGGGGCCGCGTCCGCCACCACCAGCCCGATCGTCAGCCGCAGCTCGCGCCCGTCCACATCCTTGCCGCCCCAGTCCGCGCCCAGGCATTCGCCCACAAACGCATAGGGCGCGCCCGCCCGCCCCGGCTCGCCGTCATGCACGCCGTTGACCAGCGCGCCCAGCGCCCCGTCCCCCCGCAACGCCGCGACAATCGCGCCGCGCACCGCCACTTCCGCGCTCATGATCCTCTCCCCGCTTCCCGCAATGCGAGTTCCCGCGCCCAGCGCGCCCGCAGGCCGCGCCCGGACAGGACCACCGCCTCGCCCTCGACGCGCGCCGCCACGCCCTCCTCGCGCAGCGCCGCCGCGATGGCCTCCCGCCGCCGCGCCGCGCGGGCCTCCAGCACTCGCTCCAGCATCTTCATGCCAGCCGCATCCGCCGCCACGGCCGCCACAGCGCGCTCACCACGGCGGGCGGCGTCGCCGCGTCGCCGCCGCGCGCCAGATAATGGTCCGCCGCCAGCCGCACGATCCCCTGCCGCAGCGGCTCGGGCACCCCGTCCAGCCCTTCTGCCAGCCCTGCGCGATAGGTGACGGCGACCAGCCGCGCCGCTCCCGGGCTTACTGGGCCGCCGCCCGTCACCCGCACCCATCCGTCGCCGCTCGCGTCGATATCGACGGCATAGCCGTCCACCGCCAGCGCCGTCTCAACGCCCGCGCTGTCCACCGCCGCGACCGCCTCCACCGCGATCACCGGCCGCGCCGACAGCCTTTGCCAGCCCGCCCCCGCCGCCATCGTCTCGCGCGCGCCGCGCACGATCAGCCACTGGCCGATGAACCGCTCGCACAGCGCCCCCGCGCCGCGCAACAGCCCCTCCAGCATCGCGTCCTCGCCCGTCCCGTCGATCCGCAGATAGGCCTTCAATTCCGCCAGCGACGCGGGCGCCGCCCCGCTCTCATCCTCGCTCAGCATGGCTCCGTCTCCCCGCCGCCTCGCCCAAAAATGCGGCGATCATGCCCTTGCACACCCCTCCTCCTCTTGCAGGGGAGGTGGCTGGCCGCAGGCCAGACGGAGGGGTGTCCCGCTATCGATGGCTGGACACCCTCCACCGGCTCCGCCGGTCCCCCTCCCCTTGCAGGGGAGGATTTTGAGCAAGGTCATGATCGCCAAGAAATGGACGCGACCCACCCGGCCGCGCCCTCCGTCTCTCCCCGAACCCGCTTCGTTTACGAGGCCGCGAACTTCATCAACTTGATCGCCTCGCTATTGGCCACCCCGCCGCCGATCCGCTTGACGGCGTAGAAATGGACGAACGGCTTGTTGCTGAACGGATCGCGCAGGATGCTCGTCTCGCTCCGCTCCGCGATGACATAGCCCGCCTGGAAATTGCCGAAGGCGACCGACAGGCTGCCCGCCGCGATGTCCGGCATGTCCTCCGCCTCGACCACCGGATAGCCGAGCAGCGTCGCCGGCTGCCCCGCCGCCATCGCCGGCTGCCACAGGAACGCGCCGTCCGCCGTCTTCATCTTGCGGATCGCGGCCAGCGTCGCGCTGTTCATCACGAAGCTCGCCCCCTGACGATAGGGCGCGCGCAGGCTCTGGACGAGGTCGATCAGCTTGTCCGCCCCGCCCGCACCGAAGCCGCCCGCCGTGCCGCTCGCCACATATTGCAGCGATCCGAAAGCGCGCACCCCGTCCGCCTCGTTGGTGGCGGTGTAGGTCAGGAAGCCCCTGGGCTTGTTCGTGCCGTTGCCGCTGACGAAGGCCGCGCCCTCCGCCGCCGCGAACTCCCGCGCGATCTCGCCGGCCAGCCAGCCTTCGACATCGAATTGCGCGTCGTCCAGCATCGCCTGGCTGGCGGCCGGATTGGCGTAGAGTTCGCCCGAAGGCGGCGCGATCTCGTTGAAGGTCGGCGTCGCCGTCTCGCCCCGCGCGCCGGTCTCGCTGGCCCAGCCCGACACGATGCCGCCCGCGCTCACCAGCTTGCGATAGCCCGCGCTGCCCGTCCGCACCACATTGGCGATGGCGCGGATCGGCGAAATCGCCTTCAACGTGCTGTCGATGATCTGGTCGATCTCGCGCGGCACGGCATAGCCGCCCGCAGCCCCGGATGCCCCCGAAAAGCTCTTCAGCTCGACGCCCGCCTCATGCCCCTGCCGCAGATATCGCTCGACGAAAGCCGCGCGCGCCGGATCGACCTCGCCGCCCTTCACCCCGTCGAGCGCCGGCCTGCGCTGCGCCACAAGCGCCCCTTTCAGCGCCGCCACCTCCTGCGCCAGCCCCTCGATCCGCTCGCCCTGCGCCACTGCGTCAAGGCTCGCTTCCAGCCTGTCCGTCACCTGATCCGTCATGCCCGTCTCCACAAAAAAAGGCGGCCCGCGATGGACCGCCCGAATTTTCCTCGCCCCCTGGGGGAGAGGATACGAAGTCTTGGCAGCCGTGGCTGCCTAGACGAAGTTGGTGAGGGGGAGGCGACGCTTGCCGCCATGCCCCCCGCTGCGCATAAGTCAAATATGGCCCTCACCCTCGCCACCGACGGCGCGCAGCACGTCCCCGCCGCCCTCGACACCGCCATGCTCGCGGCGATCGAAGCCGCCCTGGCATCGCTCCCCGCCGACCAGCCCGGCCTGCGCCTCGCCAGCCTGCCGGCGCTCGGGGCGATGCTCTCGCCCACCGGCGCGATCGGCCGCCACGCCGCCGCCCATCAGGGTCGAGCCGCCCGCCCGGTCCGCGCCATCCTGTTCGACAAGAGCCAGGCCGCCAACTGGTCGCTCGGCTGGCATCAGGACCGCACCATCGCCGTGCGCGCCCGCATCGACACGCCCGGTTTCGGCCCCTGGACGATCAAGTCCGGCATCCAGCATGTCGCCCCGCGCCAAGCCTTGCTTGACGCGATGCTGACCCTGCGCATCCACCTCGATCCCGTCGACGCCGCCAACGCGCCGCTATTGATCGCCCCCGGCTCGCACCGTAAAGGCCGCGTCGCGGAAGCCGCCATCGCAGCCACCGTCGCCCGCTGCGGCACCCACGCCTGCCTCGCGGAGCGCGGCGACCTCTGGCTCTACGCCACCCCCATCCTCCACGCCTCCGACGCCGCCCGCAATCCCCGCCACCGCCGCGTCCTGCAACTCGACTATAGCGCCGACGCCCTGCCCGGCGGGCTGGAGTGGCTGGGGGTGTAGACACCAATCGCCAAGGGGCCGACCGCGCCCAAGGAGACCCGATGCCCAATTTCAAAGCCTGCGCCGCACTTCTGGCTCTTACCGTTATAGCCTGTGACGAACGTGCCACCCCCTTCGCCGGATACCAGCGCGTCAGCGATGGCGTGGCGAGCAAGGCGGGCGGCCTGCTCGGGTTCCCATGCAGCCGAAAGGAAATCATCAGCGGAATAACTGTGGACGCTCGAATCCCGGACGAGCAATGCTATAAATTACGTCCTGCCCAACGATACAAAGGCATCTGGCTCAACGAATTTGAGGGATCGCTATTCTTCGAAAATGCGTCCACGCCCGCCGAGGTCAAATCCCGCTATCGCGCACTGCGCGGTCTTCACGGACGCGGCAAGGAATGGCTGACATTTTCAGAGAAGCTCGAACCGTCTTTCAGAAGACGTCACAGCAACCGGAATTCGTCCATGTTCCTGATCGACGTCATCGGCCGTCGGGCGGCACACACGGGCCGCTACGGTCATATGGGCGCCTCGGAAAGCCTGATGATCGTCGACAGGATCAACGACGCCAAATTCATCTACCTGTCGCCCTCAAATTATTTGGCTGACGACCTCGGCAAGTGACGGCGAAAATATCCGATCGCTTTTGATTACCCCTCCACCCCCACCACCCGCGCCAATGACTGCATCGGGTGCGTCACCAAACTCACCTCCACCAGCTCCAGCGCAAGCAATTCCCGCGGCCTCGCTCCCCGCGCCTCGCGCACGCGATAGCCGAACGACAACCCGTCCACCGTGCCCGCTTCCAGCGCCGCCGCCGCTTCCCGCCCGGCCGCCGTGCGCCGCGACACGCGCCCGATGACGCGCAAGCCGCGCTTGTCCTCCCGCGCGCTGTCCACCACGCCGATGACGCTCCCCGGCCCATGCTGCCACAAGAGCGGCACCCCCGCCGCCGCCACGCCGGCAAAGGCGCCCGCCCGCACCACGTCCCCGCCCCGGTCCACCTTGTCGAACACCGCCGCATAGCCGGCAAAGCGCAGGTCGCCGCCCCCGCTCACGCCTTCACCAGCCCGACAAGGCCCGTCTTGACCGCGATCCCCAGCAGCAGCAGCGCCATGCCGATCCGCACGACCCAGCCGATCACCGCCCCGCGCGCCGTCTTCTTCGCGTCGCGCCAGGCGGACAGCAGCGCGCGCAACTCGCGCACATCCTCCGCCGCGCGTCGGTCGGAAAGCCCCAGCCGCTCCAGCGCCCGTCCCGCGCCCAGGTCGCTCGCTTCCTCGATCAGCGCCCGGATCATCAGCATGTCCCCCGGACCTTCCGCGCCCCGTCCCTCGCCCTGCGCGACCAGCCGCGCCAGCATCTCCTCCTTCATCGCCCCCGCCTTTCCTCGCTTGCGCAAAGTCCCTATCTGCCCGCCCATGAAGCGCCCCGCCCGCAAAATCCTGATCGCCCTCGTCCTCGCCGCCCTTGCCGGCGCGGCCTGGTATCTCCACCTTACCCAAGCCATCGACTGCTGGAACCGGAACGGCCGCTGGAACTGGGACGGCGGCTTCTGCCGCCTCGACACCCTGCCCCAGCGCGCGCCGGACTAAAGGCCCAGCATCGCCTTCTTCTCTTCGGCCGTGAGGAAATCCGCCCCCGCGACCCGCTCCCACAGCGCCGCCCGCTCGTCCGACAGCGCCGGCACCGCGTCCAGATCCGGCTCGATGGCCACCCCTGGCCACCACCCGTCCAGCCCTTGCGCCAAGCCGCCGCAAATCTTCGCCACCAGCGGCAGGATCGCCTGCCGCCACAGCGCCTTGTTCGCCTCTCGGTAATTGGCATAGGCATTGTCGCCGGGCAGCCCCATCAGCATCGGCGGCACCCCGAACGCCAGCGCAATCTCCCGCGCCGCCGCGCTTTTCAGCCCCACGAAATCCATCTCCGCCGGGGTCAGGCTCATCGCCTTCCAGCTCAGGCCGCCCTCCAGCAGCATCGGCCGCCCCGCATTGGCCGCGCCGGCGAACGCCGCCTCCATCTCGCGCTTCACCCGCTCATATTGCTCGGGGCTAAGCACCGATCCGTCGCCCGGCTCATAGACCATCGCGCCGCTCGGCCGCGCCGCATTGTCGAGCAGCGCCTTGTTCCACACGCTCGCCGCATTGTGGATCGCCACCGCGCCCGCCGCCGCGCCCGCGCAGCCAAGGCCATAATGGTCGTCGAGCGGATGCAGGGATTTCAAATGCAGCACACTCGTCCGCCCTGCCCCGTCCTCCGGGTGCAATCGCGTCACGCTGTCCCCCACGCGATAGAGATAGGCCGCCGGCCACCCCCGCCCGTCCGCCTCCACACTCATCCGCTCGGGCCGCAGCGCGAACAGTTCGGCGGGCATTCCGTCCGCCCCGGCGATCACCTGGACATAGCCATTGCCGTGCAGCAGCAAATGGCAGGCCAAAGTCTCGATCAGCCCCTGCCCCGCCGACGCGCGGCGCACCAGCGCCAGGATGCGGGCTTCGTCCTCCGTGCCACGCACCTTGATCGCGCACGCCCCCGCGCCTTCCGACACCAGCCGCATCGCCCGCTGCGCCACCGCATTGCCCATCACGCCCGCGCGCAACTGCGCCTCGTAGGAGGCCGGCCATTCGCCGAGCGCCACCGCGCCCGTCCCCCAGGCACGCGCCAGCACCGGCCGCGCGTCATGCGCGGCCGCCTTCGTCCCGAACCATTTCATGGCTTGCTCCCCAAAAAAGCAAAACCCTCTCCCCGCTGGGGGAGAGGGCTAGTGGAGGTTAGCGGCCCGGCCGCTTACCGAAACTGGGAGAGGGGGCCGGCGCACCCTCCCATGACTTTACCGATTGCGCGCCAGCACCCGGTCGCACGTCGCGTCCGTGCCCTCGCTCTTGCCGATCACCCGGCCCGCCAGTGCCCCCGCGCCCGCGCCCAGCAGCGTCTCGCCCAGGCTCCCGCCCGCCAGCACGCCCACACCCGCGCCACCGGCCGCGCCGATCACCGTGCCCTTGTCGCGCCCCTTCTTGCCCTTGAGCAGGCAGTAGCGCACATCGTCCCGGTCGCGCGGCGCGGCGCGCGCAATCCGCGCCTGATCCTTGCTGTTGAGGCTCGCCGCCATCACCGGCGTCGTCCCCACCGCCACGCCGACCACAGCCGCCAGCATATGAACCCGCTTCATCGCACCTACTCCATCGAAATACATCTGGATCAAGAACGAGAGCAGGCGATGCCGGTTCCCCTCCTCCCCCAGCGGGAGAAGGATACGAAGCCTTGCCGCAAAGCGGCGAGGCGAAGTTGGAAGAGGGGGGAGCCAACGCAACACAGCCTCCCCCTTACCTCAGCCCCATCACTGCAACCCCAGCCCCCGCCGTCACCCCAGCGCAGGCTGGGGTCTCAAGCGTCAAAACACATCGCCCGCCCCACACCCGTCACCCCGGCCCCCGAGCCGGGGTCCCGCTTGTTCAAAGACGAAAGGCAGCGGGATGCCGGGTCAAGCCCGGCATGACGAGCAAGAGCGTCAAAGATCGCTCATCATGATCCGCTGAATAGAAGTGACGTTTCTGGCTGCGGGCCAATTTTTTCCCAAGCACATGTCAACAATTTGTCCAGCGTCTCAAAACACAATTCAGGCCATGGTATTTGAACACGGCCATCAGCAGGCATATATCAAATTGCAAATTTCTGTGACCAGGCTGCAGCTGCAGAATAACCTCGTATAACCGGTCATGCTGACCCATGAGTAAATCTCGTTTTGCCATCTCACAAAAAGCTTCTTGCAGATCATGGCCGATCCCATCCCGACCACTCTTGAGCCGGTGGTTTTTCACGCCATCCGCTGCCAACATAGCCTTCATGGCAAGCTCGAATGCAAATCCCAACAAGAGATACATTGCTGGGACGCTGTCGAAGTTGGTATGAGCGTCTTGCTCGTAAATGATTTTCGCCCCCCGTTCAAACGAGGTGGCGGCTTCCAAACGTGAGAGGGCGTCAGGTTCGTTATTAGCAGAAATGACGTTTCTCCTGTTTGGGCAAAACTTTGTATAAGATAGCATCACCTAAGTTGTAGGCGAAGCATCAAACTCTGAAACCGTAAGGATCGCTTTGCGGTGTGCCCCTCACATCCCCCGCACCCTTGCCTCCCCCGCTCTCCCCAGCATCAACACGCTCATCGCCCACACCAGCGCGTCCGCGCGATCCGGCGATCGCCCCGGCCCGACATAGCCGCCCCCCGCCAGCAACCCGCACATCTCGTCCTCCAACAGCGGAAACGCCCCGCGATGCGCCACCCGCCCGGCCTCGTATAAAGCCGCCACCGGCTCCGCCCGCGCCGCTTTCCCCCGGCTCGCATGAACCAGCCGCACCGGCAGCGCCGCTTCCGCCGCGCGCAGCACGCTTTCGACCATCTGGCCGCCATTATTGGCTTCCGCCACCACCCGGTCCGCGCCATGCACCATTGCGGCGGCCGCCACCGCCCGCGCCCAGCCTTCGGGCCGCTGGCCGGTGACGCTCGCGTCCGCGATCACATAGCCGCGCCCGTCGCCGCCGACGCCCGCCACCACGATGCCGCAGGCGTCGCCGCCCGCACTCGCCGGCGGATCGACCGCCACCACCACCCGCGTCAGGGCGCCCGGCACATGCGCCACCCGGCACCGCTCGACAAGGTCGCGCGTCCACAGCGCGCCCTCCATCTCCTCGATCAGCTCGCCGTCCAGTTCCTGCCGCCCCAGCCTTGTCCCGCCATAGCCCGCCTGCATCGCCGCGACGAAGCCGGGGGCGAGGTTCGCCTCATTCTCCACCGTCCGCCCGCGCGTCACCACCACGCCGTCGCCCGCCACCAGCCGCCGCACCAGCGGCACCGGCCGGGGCGTCGTCGTCGCCAGCACGCGCGGCGCCTGCCCCAGCCGCATCCCCATCATCAGATTATCCCACGCCGCCTCGCCGCCCGGCCATTTCGCGATCTCGTCGGCCCAGCCATGGCTGAACTGCGGCCCGCGCAAACTCTCCGGCTCGGCCGCGCCGAACAGGCTCGCCACCGCGCCATTGGGCCAGGTCAGCCGCCGCAGCGCCGGCGCATAACGGGGCCGCGCCCACCATGGCGCAACGCTCAGAAGGCCGCTCGCCCCCTCCACCATGACGCTGCGCGCCTCGTGCAGCGTGCCGCCGACCAGCGCGATGCGCGCGTCGGGATCGGCCTCCGCCACCATCCGCACCCATTCCGCCCCGGCCCGCGTCTTGCCGAACCCCCGCCCCGCCATCATCAGCCATATGCGCCAGTCGCCCGGCGGCGGCAGCTGCGCGCGCCGCGCCCGCAAGCGCCAGTCCCGCGCCAGCCGCTCCGCCGCCGCCGGCGTCATCCGCGCGCGCAGCTCGTTCCACGCCGCCTCGTCCAC